CCATCATAAGCATTGTCTCCAGTGTTTTTCCAATCTATAGTTGTATCTAACCCAGCAAGATCTTCAGCTTTTTCAGTTGACACAATACTTCTTCTTGTAAATTTAGAAGCTGGCACACGGTAAGCTAGTTCAGTCTTAGGACGATCCATACCGTCTTGTATTGGTTTGAAAAAGAAAGGATAGTTAACTGATATTGGTACTATTTTGTCTGTAAACATTTTCTTAGCATCTGCACCAGATTTAGATAAAACCCCAAAACGTGCATCAGTTGATATTGTAGCCATGTCAACCGTAACTCCAGATGCCATAAATGAAAAACCTGAACGTCTGTTTTTAAGATAAGACATACCATAACATCTACTATCAGCTCGGCAAGCTTCCCAAAATATAAAGAACAATCTATTTGATTCTCTAAAATCTGGTTGACCTACATCAATCTTAGACCATTGTAAGTACATATAATGACTACCAGTAATATAAATAGGTTTATTTTTATTAATATACCAAAAACCTTCTTCTCGTCTTTTAAACTCTTTGTCAATATAGTCGTAATATTTTTCTTTAAAGTCATCTTGATATTCTCTCCAGTCAAATACTGTTTTAATTCTTTTTAATTCTTTAGGATACTCAAATCGGTTCCATCTGTTATTTTCAAAAGCATGGGCATTGTCAGTTTCAGGTAAAGCTATTTTAAGGTTTTGTATTTCATAAACCTCTCCAATTTTTCCTGTTCTAGATATAATAACCATATCATGGTCCTCGTTGTATCCATATTCCCATTTGCTATACCTATTCATTCGTTTAAGAATTTTAGGTTTTATATAATCAGGTAATACCTTGTATAAAGTTTGCTTGTACATTACTTAGATCTTCCTTCAGCAAAACCACGAAATACAGTTTCTTTTTTAACTTCTTTAGGTTTTTCCTCTAATATGTTTTTCTCTTCTTCAATTCTATTAAGAATCTCAAAAGCATCGAATATAGCTAGTTTTTTTGTAGCTGCGGCATTTTTTAATCTATCAGCTGATATATCATCCGCTGTATCTATAATAGCTTCTTTAGCAACCTTAATCAGTTCTTCAACTGCTATGTGCCCAGCTTGGATTATATTCAACTTCGTTTCCTTTGTGTTCATATTTTAAAATAATATCATTTGATTTCATACAATAAAGACGTTGACCGTCTACAATAAACTCCCATTCTCTACCGGCTTTAAAGCCTACAAGATCCCCTGGATTAATTCCTAGCGCTTCTAATGAACTATTACCTATTTTTAATATACCAATATGCTTTTGTTCAATATCAGACGTTAGATAATCATCATCTTTTATTGGTTTAATGAAACATCTATCACCTATAGATAACCATTTGTTTTCTTTTTTGTATAAATACAACTGGTCTGGCTTACAGAAATATAGATCTTCTTTAAAAAATTGTCCACTATTTCTAGACACCCCACGCACGTCGTACCATCTTCTAAAGATGTTATGGTGCACCATTATTTCATCTCCAACTTTTAAAACAGTTTTAAATGCTAATGGCACTGAAACTATAATTGCTTCTTTGCTAACAAGTTTATGATCTTCTATGCTAGTATTAGTGATAAGAGTTTTATCACCTATTTTTTTTTCATTATTATATCTCTTGTTTTTAGGAGTTATAATAAAGTCATATATACTGTTCATTAATATTCTAAATCATATTCAACGGAGATAGCCATGTTAGAATTAAACTTCTTCCATGGCATAACTTCGTTTTCTTTTTTGATGTAAATATTATAAGAATTATCAGATTCATCTAAAGTAATGCTATTAATAGTATGTCCACCATAAACAGGTTGACCAACAGCATAATGCATTGCTTCGTTTTTATAGTCCGAGCCTATACTTATCTTTCTTATAATAGAATCCATTTCTACTTAGCTTCGTCAGTGGATACTTCTTCTACTATTTCCTCGTAAGATCCGTCTTCTAAATTAATATTAACTTGTCCGTACTTTTCTTCTAGTTCTTTTTTAGTTTTATTTAAAGCTTCTGTAAATTCTTTTAGCGCTTCTGAAATTTCAAATTTCCTAGCTTCTAAACTTCCTAAGTCATAAACAACTGTTTGAATTTTCTTTTGTTGTTCTTTGACTGCTTCTAATTCTTTTTTTGTAATTTTTTGATCTTCACTCATTTGATTAAATTTTAATTGTTATTATTTGTTTTACTTATTATTATTATTACTTATACTTTTGAATTTTTCCGCTCCACGTGAACCAAAATAAGCTACGTAAACCGTTATTAGAAGTGATTTTAATAAATCAACCCATCCTCCATCTATAGAAAAGCTAATATCAAACCCGTCTAATAAAATAAAAATAACTAAAGAGAATGTTAAGAATATTAACGTCATAGGACGAGTATTCTTAGAAAGGTATGAATCGCTTTTCATATCGCTATCCCAACGCTTAGTTATTTCTTGCATTTCTGTCATGTCTTGTTTTAACAACATTAATGCTTTTTCTTTATCTTCTACAGGAAGAGTAGTATCTTTTTTTATTAAACTTTTAACAAGACTAAAAACACCAGCATCTGGTAGTATGTCACCTGCTATATCTAATATACTAGGAGCGGTTTTACTTAAAAACTTTCCTACTTTAGTTTCATTAAATTTTTTTTTACTCATTATATTTTTTAGTTAATTTTACAGTACCGTGGTAGTCGCCGCTAAATTCCATTACTAAAACATTTTTTATAAATTTATATTTTATTATAACTTCATATCCATTTCTTTTGTTGTGTAATTTTGTAGTAAACTCTGTATTTGTTTGCTTAATTATAGTTTCTTCAATGTAATTATCTTCATAGAAACTAAAATTAAACACTTTTAAAATAGCCCATTTGCTAGCTATAATTGTTGTTTTGTATGTTGAGGTTTTAGTTTCCCAAACTCCTTCAAATTGATTTTGTGCGTTTGCTGTTAATGTTATAAAAGCAAATAATAGTAATAATAATTTTTTCATAATATTAGATTTAAGTTAATTGTCTTACTAATATTATCACATAAATTAATGTATTTTTAATCACGCTCCAGATTTTGGATCAAAACCAGTGCTAGATATAGGTTTAGAAATAAACCTTGGATCAAACTCTTCAAATTCAGTTTCTTTTTTAATATTTTTAATTTTATTTTCAATATCATAAAACCCACGTCTAGTAGCATCAGCTGTGTTTTGAGCAGCTGTAGCTGCATCCGCTAGCGCTTGAAAATCATTAACGTTGCTAGAACTTTGCCCAGCAGGATTAGCAGCGTAACTACCATCAAGGTTTTTTGCAGACCCACTCTTTTGGTAAGACATAGGAAATAATTCATCTACAAGACTACCAGCTTTGACTGTAACACCAAATTTATTTTTTACCTCTCTATTTGGATCTAAAGCAGCTTTTAAAGATTGTTCACCTTGACTAGCGGCGTTTAGTAAATACTCGTGTTTTTTAACAGCAATTTTAGCTTGTTTTTCTGAATCTTTATTAAAGCTACCACCAAAAAAACTACTACCTCTTGACCCTTGTCCTTCTTCAGCAAAATCACCTCCAAGCATTCTATCTTGACCAGATTTTATATCTTCAGCAATTGTTGTTGCGTTTGTATTTCTAACACTAGTTTCCATACCATTAACAACATTACCCGTATGATGCTTAGAGCTTAAATATGGAAATTTTTTATTAGTACCTTCAGCTTTTACATATGGAGCCTTTACGCCGTTGTTTATTACTTCTTGATAAGCGTTTTTACCTCTGTAGTTAAACGTTGGTAAATTAGACACCGTTTTATTGGTTGCTTTAGTAAAATCATCTAACCCAAAAATATTAGTATTGTTTGCGCCAAAAAAAGATTGTGTTTTTTGTTTGAATGGTGATCCCATAGTTATTTTTTTGATTTTTTATAAGCCTCGGCTTCCCAAGGTAGGTTTTTAGCGCCTTCTTTCATGTCAGCTCTTGAATATTTTTTTCCTTTCCAATATACGTTTTTATCATCGTAATCTAGATCTCCTCTTTTTATTTGGTCAATATGTATCTTTTCATGACTAATTACATCGTCAATTTTAGAAGGATCAACATCTTTATTTATAATAATACTACCATTATTGTTAGCTCTACCTAAAACGTTTTCTTCCATCTCTACCATATAAACCGGTGTATTATCGCAATCGTAAGGCAAACCTTTCATTTTATATGCCATATTTTTTTAGTTTACTATGTGAGTTCTAGCTTGGGAAGAAGATTCTTTGTATGGAAACATATTGTTTAATTTATCTTTCCTATGAGAACAACCGCAGGGTATGTTTAAACCTTGAGAAACTTTATCCACAACAGCTTTTATTCCTGTTGCTTTTGTAAATTTTTCAACGCTGTCACCAAATCCTTTGGATTTCATTTATTTACCTCTTTCATCGTATTGATGAGGTCCTGAAGATTTTGCATCTCTATCAATTACATTTTCTACTTCCTTTAAAGGAGCATCAGGGTGTGGAGAAGATTTTGATTGTAAACGCTTTGACAACCAAGTTCCGCCGCCCATCATGTATGGTCCGGCTTTATCAGAGCTTACTAATCCACCTCCAGCACTTTTTAAATTTTTTAATGGTGCGTTGTAATTAATCATTGAAGAAATGTCTTTATTTAACGCTTCAATTCCATGTTTCGAAGCTCCAGATTTATCTTTTTCGTCTGCTGCTATTCTTATTTCTTTTTGTTTTACTGAGTTATTATATCCCATTTTTTTTATTTTAAATTAATATTATGTAAATGCTATTGTTGATCCTAATGCTGCGCCTGTTGTTCCTGCGAACCAAACTCTAACTACTGCCAAAGGCAATACGCTACCAGCTGGTACTTGAGGCAATAAAACTGTATCACCACCCGCTGTAAGAACGTTAAACGCCGCTACAGTTGTATGTCCGTTATATATTTGAAATGCTTTAGGTTTTCCTGAAGCCTGTATTCTATCAACAAGGTTTTCATCTGTTGCATTAAATGTAAATGTAACGTCACCAGTTCCAGTGTTACCAAACGCTGTAACGTTTCTCATTGCAGCTTGATCAAATACAACTGTTCTTCCAGCTAAAGAGTTAGCAGAAAATTTTCCAACTGTAGCAACTTTACAATCAGTAGCGTCTCCACCACCACCAACACTAAGTGTAAATGTAAGAGGTGTTCTACTTGTTTGACTCATTATGTCAAATATAGTTCCACCGCTTGCAACTATAGCTTGATCAACAGCTGGGGTATATCCAGCAGTGTTGTCGTCAGTTTCATCTAGTATTGCTCCTACAGTGGCTCTAAAACCAAAACTTAATCCGTTGTTAAACGCAGATCCGTTAGCTTGATATATAGCGTACGCTTGAGTTCCAGCAGCGTCAAACGCAGTAGAAACAATTCCACTTCCATCAGGAAGCACTAAACTTAAAATTGAAGAGCTATCAATAGCGCCAACAACAGCTATAACGTTAGTAGATGTATTATAAACTATATCACCAACTTGAACGCCTTGTCCACCAAAAGCAACTTGATTTTGATTAGAACCAGTTTGTAATGTTTGAACAAAACCTCCAATAGATGGATTAACTTGTATAGGTCTTGTAGTATCTACTAATTTACCAGCAACAGCTACTGCATCTGTTGTTCCTGAAAACTTAAGAGCAGGTCCTGGGATGTTAACGTCGTCATCTGGTATTACTAAAACGCCATTAGTTAGCGTACTTGGATTTATTATCATAATTTTTTATTTTAACCTTTTGCTATTTGTGTTATTGGTCCAGCAGTATAAGGAGGTGATTGAAATTTTAATTTCATACCAGTGCGGCCGCTACTGGATCCTTTACCGTGAAGTCTTCCTTGTTGATCTAGTGGTCCATCCCATATTTGGCCTTCACCTACTATACCAACTGAATCTTTTTTAGACGCGTGAGT